GGAGATGTCGGCGGATGGACCGGCAATATCACCGAAACCGGGGCCCCTACTCCTAATCTGTTCTTCTACAAGACGGACTACGCAACGACGAAGGCGGCGCTCGAATCGCTGTGTTCGGCAGCGGCCTAATCATGCAGACGCAGGAATGGTATAGAGAGAGGGTTTCGGCCCCCTCTCTATCCGATGCCGACAAGTCTGTTATCAGGGCAGATTGGAAGCAGGTCACGGGCAAGGATTTCACCGCATCATTCAACGCCCGGTGCCCGAACTGTCATCACGATGCGGCAATACTAATTTTACGGACTATGAACAAGCAGGAAAACGACGGATACATTCTTAAGAGGGGTGTCGCTTTCAGATACAAAGGCAAAGTATATACCGCCGACAATATCACAGCTCCGGCCGCTGAATGGTATATCTCGCAAGACCTGAAGCACCGTGACGATTTTGAAGTCCTTGCAAAGGATTACGACGAGTACGATATAGTATCTTTCAATCGCAAAGAGGAATAATATGGCTGACGACAATATTCGCCACGTCAATTATGCCAGTGATTTCCGAGTGGTGTTTTCATTTCCAGACGGCCGACTCCCGGATTATCCTTGGCACATCGAGCTAAAGACACCGGACACCTCGGCGTATAATACTTATGTGGCCTCGTTTGACGGGTCAGTTTACAGGCGGTGCGTGCCACTTGAAGATAATTCCATTCTGGTGCTTGTGGATCGGCACCATCTTGCGCCTGGAGCCCTGTGCTACCAGATGAAACGTGATGTGCCTGATGCCTTATTTCCTGACGGTGAAATGAACATCACAACGCCGGGATGCGCCAGTATTGAGTTATGGGATGGCCCGTCAGAAGAATTATCCATCGAGCAAATCAATACGATCATTGCTACACTCAAAGGCGACCCCGGCGATGCCGGGCAAATTGAGAGCATGACTGCCTCTGTTGACGTAACGACTGGGGTTCCCAATGTAGAAGTCGATTTGGGAGGAACCCCCGAAAAGCGGACCATCTCTCTCAAATTCTCGGGCCTCAAAGGCGAAACACCGAAGATTACTGCTGACGAACAAGGCAACATCTATTCCGACGGAGATTTGGTGACGGGCGTTGTGGCGGAGGTCGTCGTTAAAGCCGGCACTTCAGCCTCAAACGCCGACCAGCAGGCTGCGCGTGCGAAATCTCTGGCCGACCACCCTCCGAAGATCGTAACGGTCGACGATACGAATTACTGGGCCTTCTGGGATGAAGCGACCAAAGACTATATCACCTCGTCCGTCCGCTCGGATGGCGGTCCGATCTTCGCCACGTTCGACATTGATCCGGCGACAATGCTCCTGGGCGTGAATTACCAGCCCGGCTACGGCCACGGTTCCGAGTTCGAACTCAAGGATGACGGGCATTTGTATTACGAAATTAACGACTGACAGATATGGCAAAGACAAATTTAGGGAAAGTGGGCCTTACGCCCAAAAAGGCGTATTCGGCGAGCATTACATACGAGCGCCTGGACTTCGTTACAGCGGGCGATTCGTCCTATGTTTCACTCCAAGATAACAACCTCGGACACCCGGTGACGGATGGGGCTTGGTGGCAGGTTTTGGCCTCCGGGGCCGCTTCGACGGAAGCCGCAACCGCCGCCCTCGACGCTGCCGCCGCAGCTCTCGAAGCCGCCGCAGCGGCCGCCCCCGTCGTTGTCAACGTCGAAGGTGCGGATGTCACGATCAACGTCGAAGGCAACCACAAATACATCTGCGGGGAGCTGACCTCGCTCAAGATCGGGACCGTGGAAAAATCGGCCCGGACTTCGGCGATCTTCTTCACATCGGGAAACGTTGCCACGGAACTCACCTGGTCGGATGACCTCGTGGACATCATCGGCTACAAGACCCCGGCGCCGAACAAGGCCTACGAGATCAATATCGAGGAACTCCGCGCAATCATCGAGTAGCCATGGACCGCAGACGAAGTTTGTTGAAGATCGCCGCGCTGCGCAGCGAGCGCGAGCAGCAGGAGGGAGTGGATTGCACGAAAGGGTATCTCCGATCAAATGACGCCGGACTGCTTTTCGAAGGCCCGCGAACTCTTGAGTGTTTTTTCAAGTACATCCCCAGCGATAAAATACAAGTGATAGCCGAGTTTAGCAGTTCCATGATTGAAATTAACGCCCTGACAACAAATCAGCTTCGCGTCTATTGCGGGGGCAGAAATGCGTCGGTAGACATTGTTCCAGGGGATAGCTATCTTGTTGATGTTGCCTACGACGGTACTACGGCGATATACTATCTGAATGGAGCGGAAGCCGCACGATTCCCGGTTACGGGATACAAGGTCTCGTATTTATTCAATACCGGCAGCAATACAGGTACCCCCCAAGGCTCGCTCGTATTTTGCCGCCACTACAACTACGCTATTTCCGCGGAAGAAGCTGCCGCGCACTACAACGACGGTGATCCCGCGGGGTATATCGTACCCAAGTCGCGTAGGTTACAGGCTACCCCGTATATACGTCTAATGGCTCCTATGACGACCGATGGTTGGTCGTCATATAATGCGCAATCTATTCCTCCAACTATTGTAGACGGCGCTTTAGCTGTGACATATCCAACAGAGACTGGGCAGGGATATAATAATGGAATATGGCGGCGGCTTTCTGTGAATGTAGAAAATGAATGCTATTTTTTGCTGAAATTCAAAGCTAAAGCAGACGATGACAACACCCGTATCGCTTCTTTCGTCGGAGTGGGATCCGGGCTGCCGTATTACAGGCATGAAGTCATTGCATCAACATCGTTCACTGAATATTATGCAGTTTTTAAGAACACGAGAGGAGTGTCTATGACCTCTGTCGGATTCTACCCTATTTACAACACTTCCGGAAATGGTAAATTCTATATCAAAGATGTTAGCGTCACCTCCATAGGGCTCATCGCCGAGTACCTGCCGCAGAACCTTGTGGGACAATGGCATGAGAAACCGTTTGAGATCTCGGGTATAACTACCTATACATGGACCGGAGAAACCGATCCTGTTTACTATCAGGAGCTTTTATTGGGAAGATTTATTCAAACGGGAGCGGTCGTGATGATTAAAGGTTCTGTGTCCGATTATCAAAGCGGAGAACCTTTTGTATATGTAGGTAATAGGCAGGGGATGATCTCTGCGCAAAATGGGAGTTTTACGCTCAAGGTCATCAACAACCGGGACAATATCGACCGTATCTATTACTATGGCGGGACTGTGAGATCTGATCGACGGTTGACGATTACCATAGATAGTGTCGAGCTGATTCCCGATGTCGCCTTGTTCTGGCTCGACAGCGCCAAGCAGTTCCCGCTGAATGATGAATACCTGCCGCCGCTATTGCAAAGTGACGGAGGGTATGACCTGACTGCGTCCGGAGCGCCGCAGATAATCATCAAATAAACAGAAAACAATGAACAACTACGCAAAACTGATCGACGGGCGTATGGAGTACGCCCCCAATTCAATCCGAACCGACGAAGGGCTTGTTTGCAATCCGCGGCCGGACAAACTGATCCCGCTTGGATACAAAGAGGTGATCTTCGACGAGCAGCCGGAACCGTCCGACCCACCGAAGCATTACCGGGAGACATACACCGAGGAGGCCGACCGTATCCGGATCGGCTGGGAGGAGTACGCGCCCGAACCGGAGCTGATGCCGAATCCCGAACAACTCCGAGAGGCCGCATACCGGGCCGAGGCGGACCAATACCTGATGGCCTACGAGGGCTATCTGGCCGAGGGCAAGATACTCGAAGCCGACGAGCAGAAGGCACTCTATCTTGCCAAGAAGGCCGAGATCAGGGAGCGATTCCCGGATAAATAACCTGTCGGTCGAACTCTCAAAATACCGCAAATATATGAAAAGACTTATTGATAAACTCGTCGGATGGCTCAACGCCATTGCCAAGGATAAGTACCAACACTTCGCAGTCGGGGCGGTCATCGCCTCCGCGGCGTTGATCGTGGCCGTGCCGTTGGGCGCCTGGTGGCGGTGGCTGCCTTTGCTGGTGTCGATGGTCGCCGTAATGACGGCCGCCGTTGTCAAGGAGCGCAAGATCGACCCGAAAGCCGACATGCAGGACATTCTATGGACGCTCGCAGGAGGAGTCGTAGGATGGGTGGTGTTCGTCGTGTTTACCCTAACTGCGAGATAAGATGGACTGGACTACGATCATCATTTCCTTGGGCGGGGCGTTGTTGACTGGCGGCGGAGCCTTGTCTTTGCTTTACTATAAAGAAAATCGTCGGGCCAAGCAGATCGACAACGAAAAATCCGTCGTCGAGGAGTGGCGCGGGATCGCCGAAGAGCGAAAGGCCCGCTGCGACGAACTCAAGGAATCACTCGACCGGAAGGATGCGAAGATCGACGCCCTGTACAAGGAGAATTCCGAGCTGCGCAAACGAAACGACAAACTATCCTCTGCGAATACTGCGCTGTCGATTCTCAAATGCAAGGTCCTGGGATGCGACAAGCGCCAGCCACCGTTCGGCAAGAACGAAAACTGTGAATCGTAAACAAAACATTTCCAAATAGCTATGACATCGAGAGGATTAAGAAACAACAACCCGCTGAATATCGAAAAGACGAAAGGCAGAAACCCCTGGCAAGGAGAGATCGTGCCGTCGAAGGACAATCGTTTCGCGCAGTTCACGACAATGGCCTACGGGTATCGGGCTGCATTCAAACTGCTGAACAATTACCAGCGCAACTATGGGCTGGACACCATCCGGAAGATGATCGGCCGCTGGGCGCCCAGTAACGAGAACCACACGGACGCCTACGTCCGCACCGTGGCCGAGAGATCGGGTGTACCCGCCGACAGCCGAATCACCGCGACCAACCGGGATGTGATGGTTCCCGTAGTTGCGGCAATGTCGTTCGTGGAAAATGGCGTGGAAGCCAAAATGTCCGACGTACAGTCAGGATGGGATTTATTCATCAAGGGATGAAACCTCTGATTTCGTACCTGCTCGCCGCGCTTGTCGCCGGGGCGATGCTCTTCGGATGGGGATACCGCCAGGGAGCGGCCTCGGTGGAAATCATGTCGGAAGTGCGTATCGATACCGTGTTCTATGAGCAGCCGCAGCCGTACGGTTTTTCCGAACAGCTGGTGACGGTGAATGTCCCGCGGCTGCTGTTTGCTCCCGCGGATACGGTGGTGCGTGTTGTCGAGGCTGCGAGCGGCGCCGACAGCGTGCAGATGGAAGTCCCGGTGCGCACGCTCGAATACCGAGACTCTACCTACTATGCCCGGGTGGTCGGCCCCGTTATCGGGGATTTGGCGCCCCGGCTGGACTGGATCGAGGCCTACAACCGGACCATTACCCGAACCGTTACAAAACGTAACAGGTTTGCCGTGACGGCTGGGGTGGGCGTTGGATACACGCCCCAAGGTTTTCAGCCTATGGCCGGAGTGCAGGTCGGAATCGTACTGTGGAGTTGGTAAAGATATAAAGAAAAGTCGCCTATGTAATAATATAAGCCCATGCGATTGGGGAATGAGCATAAAAAGTCCCCAACGCTCCTCTCCATTATACCACTAATGTGTGCCATACGCACCGAGCATTGAGGACTATTCCTTAATTCGGGCGTATGGCTTTTTACATTAGTGGTATGTCAAATTTAAACTAAATATTTGATATGGAGATACGTAAAACCGAGATTTTTGCAAAAATACTTGATATTGTTGCAAATGAAACGGAATTGACATCCGAGCAAATCCTTTCGTGTTGTCGCACGGCCGAAACGGTTGATGCCCGTTACATGCTCGTTCATCTATTGCGGCGCGAAGGTATATACATCAGCGAGATCGCCCGCATGATGAATTTCTCCCGCCGGGGTATCGAAAAAATGCTTTCTCAGTTCGAGGACCGCCTCTCTCAAAGCGGACACATCTTCAAAGTGACCTTTGAACGCATTGCGAACAAAGTGCGCATAGCCTTCGAATCATCCCGTTGACCACCCTGCCGAGCCTGACCACCTTTGCATTGTAGCTATAATACAATGCTACCTCAATCGCTGAAGAGGTAAGAGGCGGACGAAATCATGTATATACATGGAAGCAGATTATTTAACGTCGGGCGATCTGGCTATGTGGGAGAGCAATCGCCATTGCTACAAGCACCGCGACGGCATGGCCGCCACGGGTATCGGTCTGGCTGCCGGTCTGGGCGGCGGCGCACTCCTTCTGGCTGCAGCCGGAATCTGGGGCATTAACCAGGCATCCAAAGCTCGCAGCGAGGGTGCAAGCAAGGCCATCGACATCCTCACCCAGACGCAGCTCCAGGAGCGCGTTTCGCGTGAGGGCTGGCAGAACAACCAT